CCAAACTTTAAGAGAATCTCCAATTTTTCCTGGATATCTAGCACAGATACCTTCCGCTCCTGAGTAGGAATCAACTTTATCAGAATTTTCAATAAGTACTCCAACACCAGATTGTGTTGAATTTAAGGCAAGAGTCTTATCCAATGCTCTTACTACATATAATGAATTTGAATATGATAAGAAATTTTTAGCAGTAAACCACCCAGCAGCATTATCATCTGAAGGTTTTCCGAATCTTTCAGCTAATTCATTTTCACTAGAAACTAATACTAGTTTATCAGCTGGACCCCAATGTGTTAAAAGTGAAATACCACCTTCAGTGGAAGCTCCAGCAGGTACAACAGTTGTTAAATCAATCTCCCTAGTTAAAACACCAGGACTTAATAGTGATGCCATAACTTAACTCCTTTATAAGCAAAACAATTTTCACAAATATTTATAAATTATAGATTTTTCAAAAATCAGAATATTTTGTATGGGTCATAATTCACAACTTCCCATACATCACCGTCTTTATCCTTAAAAGTTTCCGAATCATTGCCACCGATATGAAATCCTGCAGGTAGGTGATTTTCAAAGGTTTCAAAGTCTTTTTCTCTTTCTAATTTCTTACGAATATCATTATCCGTAAGTTCTTTAAAATATTCTTGATTAATTAACCAAGCAAATATAACTAAGCACATAACTAAATCGTCATGATATCCTTCTTCAGCTTCATATGACGTTCTCTTCTGAACGAAAGTTGACAATTCTGATATAATATCAATATCTTGAATGACCAATTTATCGGATTCAATTAAGGTTTTCAATATTGCTGTTCCAATCTTCTTAACTTTAGGAGTCATCCTTAATCCATAGAAAGAAGTTTTGCCAAACCCAGAAGAAACTCTCTGACCTTTTCTTCCTCCATGTTCGGTCATGACAACATTTTCATACTCTAAATCATTATGTAAGGCATGACCTACAGATTCTCCAATGTCATTCACTTCAACTAGAACCATTGCTTCATTATAATAAGTGGCTATATCAAATACCACATTCGGAAAAAGTATAGGTGATATTTCATTGTTTTTATATTTCGCAACAACCTTATAGGGAAATTGAGTGACATCTACAACAACTGCTGCGGAGTAATCTTGTCCTACACCCCTTGAACAATCCACCGTTAAAACATATTGGTGATTTTTTTTCGGATCTTCTAATAAAGATAATCCTTGTTGCGTTTTTTTGATAGGTTTTTTCCAAACCATGTCTTTAATTTTTGTGGTTGATATTAAAGTGTTTGATGAACCTAAGAAATCGCATTCATACTCTTGTTGAAATGCTTTCTCTCCGACATTAGCAAGAGTTTCTTTTGCCCAATCATCATCCCTATTTGGAACATCTCTCCAATTAGCTTGAAATGTTTTGTAACTGGATCTATTCTCCTCCGCCTCTGTCCACATTCTATAAAAGAAGTTCAAACCGTTTGGAGTGGAGATAATTATAACTTTTGTATTGTGTCCTGAAGATATTGTAGGATATACCGCATTGAAGAAGTCTGCTGCAACATAATCAGGAACAAAGGCAAACTCGTCCAAGAATACTAAGTTATATGTTCTTGACCGTCCAGAGTCTCCTGAGGTGGCAGACGCATTAATCATTGACCCATTCTCTAATTCAATACTGTGCTTATTCCAAGCGATAACTCCCTGCTGCAACCACATCGGAAGTTGTTCATATGAATACTTAATCTCTTTCAGAATCTTTTTGGATGTATCAAACTTATTCGCAAACATACCGATTCTGTAATTATCATTAAACAAAATAGACCAAAGAATAAATGATTCCACTCCGATTGTTTTTCCTGACTGTCTAGCGCATTTGGCAAGTACAAACTTCTCTCGGATAAACATGTCAATCATTTCTCTTTGAAAAGGATAGAGTTTGATTAACTGAACACCACTATCGATAGTAATGATCTTCATATACTTTTCAATAAAATAGAAAGGATCTTTGGAGCATTTGATAAACTCTTCAATCTGTTCTTTTGTGAAATTTATTTTTGCTCCAGCTTTTTTGACAAGAGGGTTTCCTTGAAAATGATCTATTTCTTCTACATCTTCAATCATTTTTTATTCTTATAATCCGTGGTATAGAACCCAGACCCTTTAAATATAATGGCAGAAGTATGAAAAACTCTTGCTAATGTTTTCTCTCCGCATTTGGTGCAAGTGACTAATGGTTTATCATTTATACCCTGTCTTCTCTCAAATCGATGATCGCAATTTTCACTTTTACATTCATATTCATAAAAAGGCATATAACCTCACTCATCTTTTTCGTCAGTGGAAATATCTATAATTTTATCTTCAGTTTTATTGATAGGAGTTATTTCTCTTGTCCCCATACTCTCTTGTATTAGTTGTTGCAAATCTGCCGTTGAGCCGACATATATTGTATTTGTATTTTGCGTCAATTCTAATTTATCTAATTTATTTAAAGGATTTTCAGAATCAGAGGAAATTTCCAACTCTTCTAATTTTTTCTGCACATCCATCAATTTGTCAGACGCTTCTGATACATTCTTAACCATTGTTGATATAACCTCGTATGCCCTAGGACTTTGAGATGCTTTTGCTATCTCTAATAAATCCTCCAGAGATTCTGAACCAACTTTTAAAGCATTTTTTAAATTTTTTCTGGCACAATTATAATCTTCTCTTCTGTTTTCTACTATTTCTTCTTGGAATGAGTCTACTTCATCTTTCACTTCTATTAAAGATTTTTCATCGGAAACAACTTCTCCAGAACTGTCAGAAGATTCTCCAGAACTATCAGAAGATTCTTCAAAAGATTTCAATTCCAACTCATCTTCAAGATTTAACATTTCATTCAAATTCATATTATACTACATTTTTTATATTCCGTCAAGAAAATCTGTTATAAAACCGTAATTATCTTCAGCATCTATTTGCTCTTTTGGAACCGACTCTTCCCTTTTGGATGTCGGTTCTCCAGAACTGTCCATTCCTGGTTCTACAATAGATGATGAGGAAGTTCCGTCTTGTTTTGATTGAACTATTTCCTCAGGGGTAACTTCTCCGGAATTTCCGGTTGGTGTAGACCTTAGATGACTTTCAACCGATTTAATGACATTGGATTCAACTACAGGTTTAAAAATATTCGTTTTCATTGTGAATGATAAATTCCACATTATCATTCTTTTTTCCGTAAAAGGACCTTCGTAAGTTTCATCTAAACTAACATCATTAAGAGATACGGAAACATCATCAACAATGCTCAAATCATCATAAATAAGTTTAGATGGTATATTTAAGTGAGGGTCAAAAAACGGTACGATCTGCTCAACAATCTGAAGACCGTCATCAAAGTTCTCAACATATACCGAAACTGAATAAGTTATATTATACGGAACTGGACTGTAAGACCTTTTAACTTTATTATCATCAGTGGTATGAAATCTTTTATTTAAACTGTTTTGCTTTCTGGTAGGGTCATAAGTGAATGCTGAAATTTCAAACCCAATAACAGGAAGATTGATTGATGTTTTCTTGGTTTTAGATCCTGCGGTCTCGTAAATTTTAGATAAAAACTTACCTCTTGGGGAATATGTTAGAGGAACTTTTAAGTCTTGCAAGACTTTTCCCGTTTTATCTGTTCTTTTAACTGTGATATCATTAAACAGTGTTCCAAATGTGGCTACACTTTTAAATATTGTTTTATGATAAAAATACTCTTGATATAAAGACATGTCAGAAATTATTTATAAGATTAATAATCATCTTCTGAGAAAGGATTGTTTTCTGAAAAGTCTATCACCTTATCTGCTTCAGATTCAAAATCGATATTATCATCAAGTTCGTTATTGATATCTTCTAATTCAATATCCTCATAATTATCAGGTAAATCTAATTGACAACTCACAATATTTCCAGAACTATCAGCAACACTTTTAACTGTTTCAGTCTCTAAAAATTTACCTCTAACAGTTACTAATTCCAAACTACCTAAATCTGCAGAAGTTTCCTTTACCCATTTAGAAACTGTTCCCCTAGCAGTAGAATTTTCGTAAGAATCACCTTGAAACACTTTCTGACCTAAAATAAAATCATCTGTGGAAGATGCTACTGGCAATTGAATGGAATATGCCTCGGAAAGTAAAATATCGTCAATGTCAGAAACTCCTGTTTCTATGACTTGATTAGAATATTCAAAAAGTTCCATCTTCAATCTAAATACAAATTTTTCACCAAGGGTGTAGAATACTTGCTCATCTTCAACAAACATTATTTCAAATAATTGTTTAGTGAAAGGAAAAAATACCAAATCCCCCTCTTTAGGTTTACCGATATTCAAAGATTCAAATCTTTTAACCATAACGGTCATCTCTAAACTGTCACGAATCTCTACTCCAAATTTAGAGAGAAAGTCACCTTCACCTTGGAATCCATTAACATCATCAACAAACATTTCTATTTCATGAGTTTCAGTGAATCTAGAAATATCTACGTCTTGAAAAACTGGGTTAACTTCTTGAACATCTCTCGGAAGATAAACCACATCTATTCCGTGAATCTGAATAGATTCTGTCATTAGATCATCATAGAGTTTCTGCTCTTCCGTGGATGTGTAATTTTTATTGAAGAAAGGATTAGTAGCCATTTTTACCCTGCTGTATCTATTTGTGAAGTTCTAATTAAAACATTCTCAGAAGTTAAAGTTTCGTTCGACTGTTGACTCAAAGTCATCTCCAAATCACTCACCACAGAAACCACCTCAAAACCTTGATCCTGTATCATAATAAAATCACCCGAAGAAATTGATGTTAAAAAATCTGTTCCTGTCCCTACAACAGTATCAGAATTCTCATTCAAACTTACCGTCCCACTTAATTTTAAAAATTTATAATCGTCATCATTTTCAATAACTGTAGGAATCAAGTCATTCTGTCGTATTTCAGTGTTATCAAAATTATCATATAGGTTCCATTCATCTAAAACTGTATTAGAATATTTACCTATATGATTTCTATCATTCAATTCTATCTCACTCACTTTATTTTGATTAACTTTAACACTCGCATCAACCTGACTTGTAATATAATATTCCCCAAAAAATTTGGTTCCGGCAGGATGTACTAACCTCTTAACCAAGTCTTTGTAATCTTTTGGAGAGACATCAGATTTTATAACATATGAAAATTTCTGATAATAAAAGGAATCTTGTAAAACCTTAGTATCTGATAAAAAACCTTTATTGTTTAAAAATTCCCCAGCATCATCGGAAATTGATCCAAAATTTAATTCTAAATCGTGATTAGAATCTCCATTCAAATCAATTTTAACTTTATCTTGACCGTAATCGAATCCGTTGTTGATTATTTTAATTGTCTTTGCTTTTCCAACATTCTCTGAAATAAAATTTATTACTGCATTGTGGGAATCACTTTCATCATATTCTCTATTCCCTATAGAAACTATCTTGGGAAGTTTAACGTAACCTCTTCCTTCACAAACGACTTTTATTTTCTTAATAGAACCTGAGTGGCAAAGTTCGGAAACATATGCTTTTAAAAATCTTTTAGGGGATGACTTGATATGAACATCTTCATTATCGAAAAGTATTTTATCTCCTAATGAGTAACCTTTTCCAGGATTAGATATTTCAAAACCATATATTCTACCTTCCTCGAGTTTTTCAACTTCAAGTTCAATATACTCAGTTCTCAAATTTAAAGGTATTTCGTGTAATTGGATTCTGTTTAGATTTTTATCTAGGATAATCTTTTCACCTAAGTTGAATTTCTCTGTGGAAGTTTTCAGAACTTCTATACTCTGTAGTGAAGATAAGACTGTTCCTATATTTTCTGGGACCTGCTCATCATTAATAATTTTCAAATTTTCATTTACACTGAAAACGCCTTTTATAGTTGAAGAGTTTAATTCCAGTTCTACCAAATTTCTATTGAATGATTTTTTAAAATAATAATTCTCAATTACAGCAGTAGCGCCAC